GGTCCGAGGTGCGGCTGGATGTAAAGCGTACCACCAACCCGAAGGAAGGTACGCTTGAAGCATGGGGACTGGTGGACGGACAACCGACCGGAGCTCATTTTATGCTGAGGGTGTATGACGATGTTGTGACCCGTGAAAGCGTGACGACTCCTGAGATGGTGGCCAAGACTACGCAAGCATGGGAACTGTCGGATAACCTGGGTGCACGCGGAGAGAATGGCAAGAGCAGGCGCTGGCACATAGGAACCCGTTATTCGTTTGCCGATACCTACGCAGAGATCATGGAGCGGGGTATTTTGAGAGCTCGTCTGTTTCCTGCTACGCATGACGGCACGCTAAACGGAAAGCCAGTCTTTTTACCGGTGAAGGTCTGGGAAGAGAAGAAGATTACCCAGCGCACTCAGATCGCGGCACAGATGCTTCAGAACCCAGCCGCTGGCAATGAGGCGATGTTCCGCAAAGAAGAGCTAAAGTTCATCGATATCAGACCGGCAACCCTGAATGTTTACATCATGGTTGATCCGGCATCGTCAAAAAAGAAGAACAGCGATAGTACGGTTATTTCGGTTATCGGAGTGGATGCAGGCAACAATAAGTATCTGCTGGACGGCTACCGACAAAAGATGAATCTGCAGGAACGTTGGACAGCTCTTTCACAGACACGACGAAAATGGATGCGCGAGCATGGCGTGCAGGTTTTGCATGTGGGGTATGAACGATTTGGCATGCGGTCTGACCTTGAGTATTTTGAAGAGTGCATGCAGCGTACCGGTGATGCTTTTACTATTACGGAGCTGTCATGGCCACAGGAAGGCCCGGCCAGCAAGATAGATCGTATTCAGCGCATGGTACCTGACTTCGGACATGGCAAGTTTTACCTGCCTGCAGCTGTTACGCGAGAGGTTGACGGCAAGCGGGTACCGTCTGAGTCAGCCAGACAGATCAAGATGCGAGACGAGGGACAGGCCTGGCGGATACTGAAGCCTACTGTCAGGCGGGACCATGAGGGCAACGCTTACAGCCTAAACAAGATGTTTCTTGATGAGTACCTGGTGTATCCGTTCAGCAAGCATGATGATTTTCTGGACTCCTGTAGCAGGCTGTATGACATGGATTACCATACGCCTGTGATTGTGGATGAAAGATCGTTAGAACCAGAGGTTGACTGATTTAAAGGATAGTGAGGGGACCCTCCTTCCAGTGGTGATGCGAGTAATGTTGATGTCGGTCCCCGCAGGTTTTGACCTGTGCATTTGAGCGCAACATGAAAGCCGGCCAAAGATCCTGCCAGATTACTGGTTCAAGGATCTTAACCTTACAAGGAGCAGCATATGCCAGAGTCTACGAAGTTATGGTCAGAAATCTGTGAAGAGGTTGACGACTCCCCGGAGGACAAGACCGCGTATCAGTTCAGTAACGGTCGTAAGCTGGAAGCGGCAGATACGCAAGGCGCATGAACCTGAACTGCAGTGATTATGACCGCCTGCCGGAAAGTATCAAGTCGATTTACACGGAAGAGCAATATCGTTGGTTGCCGGATGACCACAAGACCAACCTGATCCAAACGGAAACGGAGCCCGAAAGTGAGTGAATCGAAGATACTCTATCAAAGCGCAGATGGCAGCAGTATGCGGCAGAATCTGCTTGATATCGAACTGGCCAAGCGAATGAGTGAAGTTTTGCAGCGTCATTATCCGGATCATTCCTGGGGTGTGAATGTTGATGGAGCGGGTGGCATTGCAACGATTAAGAATTTCAGGCTGTCGGGTAATTGGGGTTTTCTGCTGAAGCTGGTAGATACCTACTCGTCATCGGAATACGACAAGCAGGTTGTAATGGGTGCCGGTGAACTGCTGGAGCGCTACAATCTGTCAAGAGGCCGCTTTGTTGAGAAGGAATTGAATGATATCAAACTGGATGGTTACGGTAATCCGGAGTTTGTACTATGAACAGTGACACAACCAAGGTAGATACTGATGCTTTTTGGATTAATCTGGCGCGGGATGCGTTCTCGTCCAGTTCTTCGTATTTTGATACGAATATCCGCAACCGGATTATCAACGACATCAAGCAGTTTCAGTCGGAACATCCGGAAGGCTCCAAATATTATACTGATTCATACAAGCTGAAGTCAAAACTGTTCCGACCCAAGACCCGTAGCAGTATTCGTAAGAATGAAGCAACGGCAGCGGCAGCGTTCTTTTCTACCGAGGATGTGGTGGCAGTGCGTCCGATGGATGATGAGGATGAGATGCAGCAAGCCGGGGCAGAAATACATAAGGCGCTGCTGCAGTATCGACTGACCAAGCCCAAGCCTCACGGTATCCCGTGGTTTCTGACTTTGATTGGAGCGTATCAGGATGCGCAGTCTGTTGGCGTAGTGGCATCGTTTCAGGAATGGGTGAAAAAGGACAACAAGCGCCTGGATCGACCTGATGTGAAGCTATTGCCCATTGAAAACGTGCGCTTTGATCCTGCTGCAGACTGGCGTGATGTGGTGGAGTCCTCACCGTATTTCATTATCCAGTGGCCGATGTATGTGAAGGATATCAAGGCGCGTATGGCTCGTAAGGTACTCAAGTCTGTTGAGGAAGAGGACGAGCTTGGCTTTGTGCAGACCTTTGATGTGGAGGAAGAGGACTGCGAAGGGCGACCATGGAAGTATTGCAGCGAAGGGCAGATCATCGCGGCCTCCCAAAATGCTAACGATACCATCCGACAGACCCGCGAGAACCGGACCGACAGCAAGAACGCTACGGCTCCGATCACGGATTATTCAATTGTATGGGTACACCAGAACTTTGTCGAGATTGACGGCATTGATGTAATGTACTACACGCTTGGCACGCAACAGTTACTGAGTGATCCGATACCTACCGAAGAAAAGTATCCGCAGGGGAGACCTCTGGCGGTCGGCTTCTCTATTCTTGAGGCACACAAGACCTATCCTTCCAGCGTACCGACTATTACCCGCGATATTCAGGGCGAGATTAATGATGTAACCAACCTACGTATTGATAACGTGAAGCTGATGTTGAACAAGCGGCACATTGTCAAACGTGGTGCCTCGGTGGATCTGCGCAGTCTGACGCGCAACATTCCGGGCAGCGTGACACTGGCCAATGATCCGAACTCTGATATCCGCTTCGTGACCACCGATGATGCTACGTCATCCAGTTATCAGGAGCAGGACCGGCTTAATCTGGATTACGATGATCTTTCCGGTGCTTTTTCCGGTTCGTCCGTGGCGAGTAACCGCAAACTGAATGAGACAGTTGGCGGCATGAACATCCTTACGTCACAGACCAACCAGATCAGCGAATATCAGTTACGTACCTTTACCGAGACCTGGGTAGAAGTGGTCTTAAGACAACTGATTATTCTGGAACAGGCATATGAAACAGATGAACGTGTGCTTGCCATTGTGGGCAAACAGGCAAAACTTGAAAGGTTTGGCTTCAATGAAGTGACTGACGAACTGATGATGCAGGATACGGTTTTGAATGTTTCAGTTGGTACCGGTGCAATCAACCCCCAGACTCAGGTTGAACGGTTTGCTTTTGGCATGAAAACCCTGGCCGAGATCCTTGGCCCGGAGGTCATGAAGAAGATCAAGACCGAAGAAGTGGTAACGGAGCTGTTCGGCAAGCTGGGTTACAAGGATGGCAAGCGCTTCTTTGACATGGGCGATGAGGATCAAGACCCGAGACTTGCCGAGGCGCTGCAGGTGATTGAACAGCTGAAGCAGGAGCTGGCCATGAAAACGCCGCCTGAACTGTTGGCAGCACAAGTGAGCAAGTTGGCAGCTGAGACGGACCTGAAGAAAGTGGAGGCGACCAACAAGCGTGTGGAGTCGCTGTTCAGCGCCATGAACACTGCTCAGGTTGCTGTTCAGGTGCCTGGTGTTACTCCGGTTGCTGATGCGATTGCCAAGAGTGCCGGCTTTGAGGATCAGGATGTTGCGCCGATCTATCCGGCCAATGTGCCGCAGCAGCAGATACCGGCCAGTGCCCAGATACCGAGCAATACATCACCGAACTTCCCGGCTAATCCGGAGAACGGGATGATGAGCGGGATTGAGTCCGGTGAAATTGCTCCATCGACTGCGGGCTCTGCTGTTCAATATGATAATGAGCAGGGGGCAGTATGAGCAATGAAGAGGCACGACTGGAAGAACTCGTCCGCTTTGGCGTAGAAACCGAGCAGTTCCTGAAGTCAAACATCGGGCGCTATCTGCTGGATCGATCAAAGGAAGAGATCGAGGCGGCAGTGCAAGGTCTGAAAGTAGTAGACCCATACAGCGGCAAGCCGGTTCAGGATCTTCAGAATATTATCCGCAGGAACGAAGGTGTTGAACAATGGCTGGGAGAGATTATTCAGTCTGGTTGGGATGCACGCAATCTGCTGGCTGGTGAAGAGCTTTAGCCGTACAACGGCAATTACGCATACAGGGAGATGTACGAATGGGACAAGACGCTATCCAACAGGACGTGTCAAATGGTGGGAATGATTCAGGGGCAGTAACGGATGAGATCCTCTCGCCCCGCGAGTTGGCCATGATGGAGATTTCCGGACAGATTGAAGAGCAGCGGACGGACAACCCTTCGCCATTCACTGTCGGAGATCGCGGTAAGCCTGAGTCTGAGCCCGATGCTCTTGCTGATACTCAGCCGGAACAGATCAAGGTAAAGGTAAAGGTTGACGGTCAAGAAGTTGAATTGCCTTTGTCGGAAGTGACAAAGGGGTACCAGAAAGATGCGGTTGCGTCCCGCAGGCTGGCAGAAGCGGCTGAAGAACGTAAAAAGCTGGAAGCCTTTAAGCTGGAACTTGATGAGCGGGAACGCACAATGGCACAGGGAGCACTATCCAACGCATCACTTGATGATGATACGGACGTGGATGCCCAGATTGCCGCAGCGGTCAAGCACATGGTTGAGGGTGATGAGGCAGAGGCCAGCGAGATGCTGAAGTCGATACTGAAAAAGGGGCGTCAATCGACTACCCCGGTAAGTATTGACGAGGATGCAATCATTGCCAAGGCTGAGGCCCGACTGGAAGAAAAAAGGGCGGTTGTCGAACGTGCAAGCGCATGGGATGAGTTTATTGCATCCAATCCGGACTTTGCCAATGAGACCAGCAAGCAACGGCAGTATGGTGATTATCTGTTCGATTCGGTGTACGCACCACAGATCCAGTCAGGTGAACTCAGCTACCGAGAGGCGCTGCAGAAAACCGCTCAGGATGTTACGGATGTGTTCAACCCCGGACAGCCAACACCACGCCAGCAAAAGGAAGAGAGAAAGAAAGCAATCGACAATTTGCCGGTTGCTTCAGGAGCCCGGTCTGGAAAGGTGCAGGAGACTGCAGCTACTACCGATGATGTGCTGAAAGAAATGATGGCATCACGCGGCCAGCCCATCTGATATTAACCACAAAAGGACCGCCGTGAGGCAGGACCGATAATATTTACCGTCGTGATGACGGTACGGAGGATACGAAAATGGCAGGTATTGTTTGGACAGGAAATGATGGTTACTTCTCCGCGAAGAACCTCGACAAGGAAATCCGTCACGCGCTGCGCCCGGAGTGCAAGTTCCGTCAGTTTGCGGCGATCAAGAACGCAGTAGGCAAGAATGCCGGTGAGACCTATCACTGGAACGTCTACTCCAAAGTGGCCAATGCCGGCACAAAGCTGGTGGAAACCAACACGATGCCCCAGACCAATTTCACGGTCACACAGGGCACCATGACCATCACCGAATACGGTAACAGCGTGCCGTATACCGGCAAACTGGAAGCGCTCACCGAGCATAACGTCAAGGAGATCATCAACTCCGTGATGAAAGAGGATGCCAAAGAGGCATTTGACTCGGCTGTTGAGGACCAGTTTGACACAACCCCGCTGCGCGTTGCTCCTACTGCAGGTACCAACACGGACCTGATTACGCTGACCACCAACGGGACAGCAACCATCACCAACAATGTGGCGCTTGGCAAGAACCACATCAAGGCCATTGTTGACACGATGAAAGAGCGCAACATTCCGGTTTTCCAGGGCAACGACTATGCGGCTCTCGCACGTCCGACCACCCTGCGACAGCTGAAGAACGACCTGGAAGCCGTACATTCGTATGTGCCTGCAGGTTTCCAGATGATTCTGGCCGGCGAGATCGGACGTTATGAAGGTCTGCGCTTCTTCGAACAGACCAACATTCCCGCTGCTGGTTTCGGTCAGGGCAAGTCTGGATGGGCCTACTTCTTCGGAGCCGATACGGTGGCCGAGGGTGTGGCGTGTCCGGAAGAGATCCGGGCGAAAATTCCAGACGACTACGGACGTGGCAAGGGCATCGCCTGGTACT